GGCTTTAAAATAATCCTCCTTTTATTTGCATATATGATATATACGATGTATATTTGTAGAGAATTTAAAACTTATTGATATGTACACAGTAACACTTTACGACAAATTTAACACTGACATTATTAAAACTATTAGTAATTCTAGTGAAATATTAGCTGAAAACCATTTTAATATATGGCTAAAAGATGATGCTTGCAATGGAGAAACATTAGCAATATATGACGGTGAAAAATGTATTAAAAGTATAATTGTAAGGAAATGAGAAAACTAATTGACATACCAGAAGAAAACAAAGTACTTGAAAAGCTTCAAATACTTGCAGTAAAAGCAAAGAAAGACCTTAAAAATTATATACAGGACTTGCTTATAGAACACGTGCGGGGGCAAAAATAAACATTGCACCTAACGTTGTTGCTAAGTTTTGAATTTTAAACGATTATATTATGAATATTAAAAAATTTGCTGAGAAAATTGCAGAATTGCATTACCCAAATAAACCTAATGCAATAATTGACGAACCATACCGAAAGGTAAGAATGAAAACACTTGCAGAACAAATAGAACGTGAGTTTGAAATTTTAAATTTAGCTTTTGTTACAAATCTGGAAAATATTATAAAAGTTAAAATACGAGCTACGGGAACAGAAATATTTGTTAGATATGATATGCGACTTAATAGGTGGTGCAATGTAAATACTAAACCTAAACAATGGTATAAGCGCGAAGATATTGACTTTGGCGATTAAATATTTTCTTGTTTGTAACGTATGGCTGTATGAGGCGTTTTGCCTTGCAAACTGCACCGAAATAGATTAGAATTATAAACTTTAAATAACAATAAAATTATGAACAAAGAGAGCAAAATGGCTTATGACAGCGTGTTAGCAAAGCGTAAAGCGAAACGTGATGAACTAATACATAAGTTCTTTAAAAGAGAACCACTTAATTGGGTACGCAAAAGAGGTAATTATTACTACAGTACTGAGGAGGCTTATTTAGCAATAGATTATTACATTGAAACTGGGGTTGAACCTTAGCGTATGTTTGCTAACGTTTGGGGCTATGTCTAGCCAAGCCCCTCCATTTTGCAAAAATGGATTAAAGGGGTTTGGTTGGATATAACCTATGTTAGAGCTACGTAGTTGTGAGCTAAACACTGCTCTCGCAAGTAACAGCCCCAAACGTTAGGGCTAATAGTCAATACAAAGGAATTTAAAAAATTAATCATGAGAAGAACATTAAAGAAGATTGCTATCAAGCAACAACGAAAAGAAGGTAAAAGGAATTTAGTAAAGAGCTTAAAACTTGTCAAAAAACAGCTTCGAGATAGCGCGAAGCGCGGTAAGTTAACATTGAGGTATCAGCATTTAGATAACTATTATGAAATATTTATAGTTTTAAGGTATTTACGGATACATAGCGATTTAAAGTTTGAATTTTACGGAAGCAATTCGAGTGAGTATATAGACTCTTGCGCGGTTTCCTGGGATTAATTTTTTAAATGGTTGGATTGAGTAGAGAGTGAGGCACGAGCGAACGCTATTAGCCCTAACGTTCTGTGTATGTTGTCGGATTTGCTCTTCGCAAATATGCAATATTACACTTTGTTACCTGCTTTGTTTTATTTTTTAGGGAGGGATTTTTTAAATTTAATTATATGAAAAAAGAAACGATTGCTGTATGGTTTAGTTGTGGTGCTGCAAGTGCAGTTGCGGCAAAATTGACAGTTGATAAATACAAAAACACTCACAATATTTTAATTGTGAACAACCCAGTAAAAGAAGAACACGAAGATAATTTGCGTTTTTTGAAAGATGTTGAGAAATGGCTTAATGAAAAATATTTTTGGTACAAAGTTTTTGGAATTAAAAAATACAGGATAGTAGAAGCTAAATGCAAAGAGTATCCGAGTGCTTCGATTGTAGATGTATTTGAAAAAAGAAAATATATTAGTGGAAGATTGGGCGCACCCTGCACAATGCTTTTAAAGAAACAAGCCAGATATGAATTTGAATTAAATAATAAAATTGACTGGCACGTATTAGGATTTACTTTTGATGAGAAAAATAGGCACGATAGATTTACAATGAATGAACGTGCAAATGTTTTACCTATACTTATTGAAGCTGAATTGACAAAAGGTAATTGCTTTGATATGCTTATTGAAAACAATATCAAATTACCTGAAATTTATAAACTTGGCTACCCTAATGCTAATTGTATTGGTTGCGTAAAAAGCCAAAGCCCTACATATTGGAATTTAGTTAGAAAAACATTTCCAGAAGTTTACGAACAAAGAGCAGAACAAAGCAGAAGGATAGGTTGTAAATTAGTGAAACGGAAAGGAGAAAGGATATTTTTAGATGAGTTACTTATCACTGATAAAGGTGGCAAAATACGCTCGTATGATTGTGGCATATTCTGTGATACTTAATTCTAAATGGTTTTGCAAAAACCAAAGCGCGAGGGCAAAAAAATAAAATATTGCAGGTAACGGTTTGTGTAAGATTTGAAGCACAACCACAAATGATGATTAATTGCATAAAGCCTTATATGTGCTTTTAATTTTACACTTTGTTATAGGGCGTTTATTTAAGGATATTATGAAATGTCAAGTATGTAAAATTAAGGAAACAGCCCCAAATAGCATTGTGTGTGGGGATAAATGTAATAATGCAAGATTGGAAATATTAAGACTAACAAACAAGTACACCCCAACAAACGGTTGTGATAATTGCTGGGGAGATTTACATCAAGGATGTACAGCAAAATGTAAAGAAGAAGGTAAACTGGCGCATGAGTTTGTTGATGAATTATATAACCTTGTGCGTGGGGTTTTAAATGCCCTATAACGGTTTGTGTATGTGCACACCCTCTTCGGGTTGCATATGACACTTTGTTATAGGTTTTAAACCTACGGAATTAATAACTAAAATTTATAATTATGTTTGGAATAATAGCATTAGGAGCAGCTTATTTAATAGTAAAAGTGCTTGATAAAAAAAGCGAGTATAAAACACCGAAAGGAAAACATAAGAACCGCTACAAGTAGGTTTATTACCTATAACGTTCTGTGTATGTTGTCGGATTTGCTCTTCGCAAATATGCAATATTACACTTTGTTACCTTTAGTCTTTATTTTTTCTTGCGAGGGGTTCTTATCTTTTCTAATGTTAATTGAATGTTAACAATAAGTATATACTTACATTATTATTGCAAAACACTTGACTTGTATTAAGTATATGCTTATCTTTATGGTATAATTAAAAACAAACAAGATGAGAATTTCAACAGAAAAAATAAGCAACACAGAATACAAAGTAAGACCTACAAGTAAAAGATTTATCGGAATCATTTCATTTGTAAATTTAGACGAAGAAGAAAACAATTGGATTGTAGATTTCAACTACGATAACGAATACGACAACAAAGAAGATGCAATCAGAGCAGCTAAATCAATAGTTACTTTGGAATGGGAAACAAAAGCAGGTTTATTATAAAAACAACGGGGCGAAAGCCCCACTAAACTTTCAATAATGAATAATTCAGAACAACACCCAGAGGCGTGGGATTTCTACGAAGAGCAAGCTAGAAATATATCTGACGAAAATTCTATTAATCATTTGGGAAACTATAGAATACCAAATCCAGACATGAGCGGAAAGTTTGTCTATGCAACTAACGTTGAAATACTTTGGCAAAAATTTATACGGGAATGGTATTCGATTGAATCCTTAAATGCCCCAACTGTTAGAGGCAAGATTCAATACATAACAAATAATTTTTAATATGAAGATTAACAAACTTAAAAAAGAACTCGGAATATCAGATGCTGATATATCTGATTTTTTCGGATTAAAGAACGTACAAACTTACAGGTGTAGTAGCGCAAAGAAACGTTATGAAGCTGCACTTTGTTCTTTTTATGCTTTTGTAAAAAGCAACGCGGGAGGGCAAAAATAAATATTAAAGGTAACGTTCTGTGTATGAATTGAAAATAAAACGGTTTGACAACCACAAAATTAAATAATATGGATAAAAAGTATTACCACCTAAAAGAAGGTGAAACAATTAAAGAAGGTGACGAGGTAGAAGTATCAAGTAGATATAACGATGATGCTAAGTGGCAAAAAACTATATGCGCAGGAGGTAAAGCACCGAACCCAAATTACATAGCTCATAGAATGTACAGGCGTTTGATTACTGACGGAAGTTAGTTTTATTTTTTATTTATACACTTTGTTCTGTTTAGTTGCGCTCTTTACGTTTTGAATATTTGCGCAATTAAATTGAACGTACCGTGTATGTTTTGTACGGCATTATGACAAAAGTCATAGTTTATATAGAAAACTTAAATTAAATTTACAATATTATTAACAGGAACAAAGTAGTATGAAATATTACACTTTGTTATAAATTTTTTAATTATGGTATCACTAATAGTTTATTTAATACTAATATGTACAAATGCGTATTTAGCTACACAAAGGAAGAATAAAGTGCGAGTATTTAACTTAATAGTAGTTGTGTTTATGGTTATAATGATGTTCTTTATAAAATGGGAATACCTCCCATAATTACATTATTTATAACGTTGTGCTATCGTTACCTTTTGTCACAATAATCTAATACACAATGATTTACTACAAAAATAACCGTAATTGTTTTGCAGAAAGTTTGGAGTACGATACGTTTTATTTGCAGGTTTTGCAAATAGTGAAAGATAACTGGAAAAGAACCGGCAATGAACTACTTGGATTAAGTGATTCAAAAGTAAGTAGACTACTTTCAGGTAAGCAAAAAGATTTTAAAGCACTTGTAAAAATGTGTGAATTTATGAAGTTGGATTTTAGTTTTAAATTGTTTTAAAAAAGTCCGGAATGTAATATCCCGGACTTAACTAAACAGAAAACCTATATTCTATTAACTACTTTAGTCAGCAATCCAGCAATCCATTGCATGGTAGTATAAAATACTAAAATTTGATTTTGCTGAGAACCTACTTTCATATCTATTTTAGTGTTAATAATTCTGGCACAATACAGTAATATTTCCTCACGTTCCGCAGTTGATATTACATTATCAGCATACGCCTTTGAAATCATACTTGTTAGTTGCTCGATGTAGCTTTGCCAAGGTTGAGGGATTTTGTCCCCCCATTTATCATCTGGTATCCGTAACAACAATGGTGCTATTACTGTTGCTATCATTTTAAGTATGCCTTTAAAATTAAAAGCACTTACAATTACTCTTCCCCAAAGTTTCTCTTCTGTTTTTGTTAAAATCCCTTTTTTCATAATTATTTGTTTTTTTGCCGTTTAAGGCCGTTAATTTTATTTTTGATATAAGTACCTATCTTTTTTCTGTTTCTCCATACACGATGCAACAACGTAGGTATTACGCCAGATGAAATCACTATTGTAATCGTCCTTTCAGTTGTCGGATTAATTAACTCTGGTTTGTACAACATTAAAATCTGAAATAGTAGCATCAAAATACCTATTGCCCCTGTCTTTTTTCCGTTGGTCTTTTTGATTATTGCTTTCATGTTATTTTTATTGATATAGTTTCCTCTCCATCACACAATGCTATTAGCTTATTCAAAGCTGTTTTGCTCTGAGAGACATCAATATATCCATCTGCATTAATATCCTTATGAGTAAGTCCGACTAGAATACAACCTTCAGTATTAGTATAATAATTTCCGTTGTGTATTAGAATTAAAGTTCTCCCCTTAACATCTTTTAAAATAAAGGCATTCGGATATTTGTTGCTGGAATAATGCTCAACAATATAAAAATCTGGAAGAATACAACTTTCAGTAGTTCGGTTATTATCCCAACATAGCTCTAATGTAGCAAGAGAGAATACAAAGAGATTATCTTTATACACGTTCATAACTCCAATAACTTGTTTATCAGAGTGCCGTTTTCGCTTTAATTTTAATTCAATCATGCCGTTTTAGCCTTTAATGCAATCTTGACCTCAGTATCAATTCGAGCGACACCTGCTGCCATAGTACTCATAATCCCAGTCTGCTTTCTGTTTAAATCAAACAATTCCTTATGGTCAGCCTTATTGTCCTTTTTGAAATTAAACATCATAGTTTCATACCTTTTATCAAGTCTGTCAACTAATTTGGAGAATGAATCAATGTCTTTCTCTCTTTGTGCTCGCATCTCACTAACCAATTCTGTTCGTTCCGTTTTCATCTCTAAAATGTCTTTTTCGATTTCGAGTATCTTTAAATTTATCCGAGTATGTTCGCTTGCTCTTTCATTACTACGCTTAATAGAATTTCTATTAACTATGTATAACGTAATCACTAATCCAACAAACGAAATTCCTAAAGAGGCAATTTTTATTAATTCTGGACTCATAACTTAACTGAGTTTATTTATACTGTTTTATCACTTTATTTTCTTAGGTTAAGTCCCTGCAAATGGCAGGGACTTGTGCAAACCTTCATTGTTTTCAAACCCCAACACTTGCATTACAAGCGGATTCAATATTTCAATGAACGATTCTTTATAATTTTCCTTTAAAAAAGTTTCGTATCCATTTTAATACACGAATCTTTTTGCCTGTTCCTTTATAACCTGTTCTTTGCGGTTTGTCTTTCTTTTTCATCAGTTACCTCCTAACACTTTGAATTTATATGCAATCTCGGCAATTACCGTTTGAACAATGGTATCTTGTGGTGTCATCATCAAATCAAGCCATTCGTGGACTTTCTTACCTTGTACAACGGCGTTGAGTTCTTTTTCTCCAAGAATAACTTCCAACTGTTTTATGTGGTTGACAAGTGATGAATCTACCATGTTGAAGGTTTTTACGTCATAATAAAATGCCACTCCTTTAATTCCAATTTCCCGTTTAGAATTAAATCTCACATCGTACCGCATAGTTGATGTATCGTTTGGCATACGCTGTTCAACCTCGTAAGACATTATATCTATACCGTAGTTTGGAACGAATGTTGTGTCTTGTGCTTTAGCGGAAATCACAAAGGCGAACATCGCTATTAAAATCATTAATCTTTTCATAATCTTATTTGTTTTTCATTATTCTAAAGTCATAAATGAAAATAAAACTAACGGCTCAAATGGGTCCCAATCAAATGCAACCTGTACTGAACCACCTGTTCCGGGTCTCGATGCTGTTGCAAATGCAAAACCCCCCGCATCGGAAGTTTGCTGTGAATCATCTTCTGTGTATCCTGACCCTGTTGCCGTTACAGTTTCATCAGCAGCAAGACAAAGAAACGCACCACCCAATCCGCGTTGTGGTGCTGATGGATTATTACCAAATCCAGTACCAGCAGAAGATGTTATTCCTGCCACTCCGTCTATGGTATTAGTTCCAACGTACTGATACATAATACCAGCAGAATTACCACTATCATCTATTGTTACTGCTAGATTTCCGGTTTCTGTTCCATCGGCAATTTTGTACCACCATTGACCACTCAAATCAGCATCATCAACGGATGCAATACTTGTCCATCCAGAAGGGGTTACAAATGTTGTACTTTGCTTTGAAGTGACTAATAATATAAGAAAATCATTAGTATTGACTGTTGCCGGATATGGTACATTCACTGTAACACCTGCCGTTACTGTTGCCATTGTTCCAGCACTTCCAAATTCAGAATCACCAAAATTTTGGTTTAATCCATAAAACTGACATTTGCAGCCCACAAATAAAAATACTAAAACAGATATTAAAATTAATCTTTTCATATTTATTGAGTTGTATAATTACTTCCAAGTGTTACATATAAGATTGAACCACCACGCCAATAACTTATAACATCTATTGCTCCTGATAAATTAGTTAAATCAGTATCGTTACCTCGCCATTTTACAGTTAATCCAGCATGAACAAAAGTAACATTGTCATCCCCTGAATCACCTTGCGTTATGGCTATATTTCCAGTCTGTCCGTCAATCACATTAGATAGCGTTATAACCGTTGTCTCGTCAATAGTAACTGCTGCATGAATACCGTCGTCAGTATCCCATGTAACTGCTCCCGATGTTTCGGTCAAGTTCTGAGTGGTATAATTAAAGTCTGTTCCACCAGCACCAGCAATGGAATCTGATATTATTTGCAATAAGTCGTCTCCGTTATAACTAATAGTTAGACCGTCCATATTTATTGTACCATTGGTTGCATCATCTAATCGAAAAATATCAATGCCGATTACTGGTGCATCTGCTACTGTTGCTCCGTTGTGAATTGTTACTTCACCATCAGAACTAATCCTCATCTTTTCGGTGCTTGCAGTTCCGAATACTATATTATTATTTAAGTCAGCAACATTACTTTGTCCAGAAATATCAATCCATGATTTAGCGAAGGTGCTCGCATCATTTCCTCCTGCTGAAAGTCTTAATAATCCAGCTATATGTGCTGGATAAATAGCACTATGTGCCCATATTTCACCATCAATAAGTCCTACATAACCAGAACCAATTGCAGGTCTGGTTGCATCATTCCATGTCGCTCCTTCGATTGCGAAACTACCATTGTACATATCTAATAGCGCATTTGGGTCATCGGTCTCGATACCAATATTTGTCCCATCAGTAAATGCAGGACTTGGGGCTATATTAGTGCCGTTGAAATAATTCAAATAACCACTTGATAAACTATTCCCATTTACTGTTACCTCGTCTAAAGTTGGGTTAGCGTTACTTATTTCTTCACCGTTTATAGATACTGTAAGTCCGTCAATATTTTCTGTCCCACCCCTAATATCTCCAAGATTAGCCACATCAGCATCTAGTGTACCTTGCGCTAATTGACCAACCCCTGTTGAATTTATAGAAGCAACCGTACTACTTGTATTTGTACTATAAAATTGCCATCCATCAAAACTTTTCATTCTTAGATTGCTGCTTGATAATTGAAAACCCCAATTTGCATTAACAATATTAAATGAACTTGCATTTAATGAGCCAGAAAAACGACCTTCTCCGGTAATATCAAGTTCATAGACACTATCTGGATTCCTATTAATACCCAATTTTCCATTAATTCTGATAGTTTGATTTAAAGGGTCAGAATCAAAAACTCCATAAATTAGAGAGTTACTTAATTCTAATGCTGTTGATGTTCTGTCCTGATTGTCTATGATTAATAAATTGTCGTTTATGGTTTGGTTAAATCCAGCACGATAGCCAAGAAATATATTATTTTCACCGGTTGTATTGGAATTACCGGAATAACTACCTAATGAAGTATTATTTTGCCCAGTTGTATTTTGTAATGACGCATCACCAATTGCAACATTATAAAATGCTGTTGTATTAGAATAAAGTGCTTGGTTTCCGATTGCAGTTAATCCTGCACCAGTAGTATTATTTCTAAGCGCAAGAGTTCCAACAGCAACATTATCACGACCTTCTGTGTTTAATAAAAGCGCACCATACCCTAAACCAGATAAATTATTTCCTGTTGTATTGGCTGATAATATAGATGTTCCAACTACAGCTATTTGCTGAGTTTCAGTTACTTTGAAATTATTTGCAAATATATTATCTGTTACCGTTGCTGTACCGTTGTCTATTACATCCTGCCAAGTTGATGAAGTTGGTAATGTCGTTGGTGTATTATCAATATCAGTATCATAATCAACCTGATTTAAAGTCAATACTTGGGTAGGAACATCTAAGGTAGCATAATCATAGCTTCCATCAATAGTTAGTTCGGGATGGGAACTTGATTGTAAGGTTGAAATATCATCTTCGTTAGTTTCAATTCTACCTAAGTGGACGGCGGCTGTATCTTGTAAGTCTGAAATATCTAATGCGTTCCCATCAATACCAGACTGAGCGTTTGTTTCTCCGGTCACTGTTGGAACTAATGTAACCTGAGAGGCAGCAATAGAGCCTGCAATTGTAGTTCCTTGAGTTACTTCCTGTTTTCTTATATCTGTTACCTCGCGTAATACGCTGTACTTATTGGTTACTCCATAATTTGACCTGTATTGAAATATGTACTTATATAATGGTCTAACTTCTCCATCATTTGTATTCGGATAGTTTGATTGAATATTACCCCAACTGTGCGCCTGTGCATCTGTTATAGTTCCAAATTCAGAAGTTGCTGAAACCAATGACAATCCTTCTCCGGTTCGGGGGTCTTGAATACTGTAAACATAGTACACAAAGTAATTAAGGTTACTTACAAGTGTTCTGACGCCAGTAGTCGTAATGTATTCAGGTCTGTTTGTTCCGGTATCCCAAGCAAAGGGAAATCTAGTAGCTGGTAATACGTAAAGCAAATTAGCCGCATCCCTATATTTGATTGTCATTAATGCTGAGTTTGTAGCATCCAACGAAGCAGGATTCAGTTCGCCTAAATCTTGTTGCCAATCTAAACCACCCGTTGAGTTCTCAATGGTATAACTTAAATTATCATCTATATTCATCCCTGAATTGAATGAAACAACAGTCTCACTTCCTCCGGCGACAGGTGAGCCACTCGGTAAGGCATTATTAAAACAATCAAACCCAGAGAAATTAATTGCTCCATATTTATGTTTCCAGGCATGGTCGTCACCTGATATTGTATTTTCGTGTGTTTCAATATTCTCCACAATTGATTTTGCCGAACCGGACAATGTGGCGTTCCATAATAATCTGTAAACGGCTGCGATTGTATTGAAATTATTCCAAGGCGTTGATGTGGTTATGGATGTTCCTGTTTCATCAAAATAAAAATACCAAATACCAGAAACATCATCAAAGGCAGGAAAATCAATATTTGTATCTTTTCTAAATCTCGTTGATTTTCCATTGCCATCGACATTAAATTGAAAGTATCCTAATGGCGGTGTTACCGTTAAAACTCTCGTTGTGTAGTTTATGGTTATAGCCGAACTCGGAATAGGTGTTTGTGCATCAATACCCGGAAAGTTGGTTGCAAAATTAGACGGAGGGGCAGTGTGTTCTAATACCCAAACGCCACTCGTATCATATTGCATAGATACTGTTTCAAGAGCTAATCCGATATATATAGAAGTCGGGCCACCGGGAATCGCAAGAACATCTGTTCCACTTGTTGTAATTTCAAGTATATTGGCACTTGATACAATATTTATGCTCTGAATAACTACTAATGTCCTATCTGTCGGAGCATCTGGAAGAGTTACCGTAAAACCACCTCCTACAACATTGCAACGAATAAACTCATTTATACCTGCTGTATAATTTGCTGTTTTTATATCTGTCACGGTTAATGCAAGTGAATCTATCGCCCTTGCAAATAGTTCATTATTACGAGCAACATCTTTCCATCGACTTAATTCATCAATAACCGAAATATCAACACCGCCAATGCTTGAAAACAACGAAGCACCATTTAATACAGACCTATAACATCGTGCAACTTGGTTAGTTTGGGGTGCGATATTTTCATGCGCCAAATCTACAACCGTTAACGTTGTAGATGTTGAATCAATTACTTTAAAACATCGAGCTACAAAATCAATAACATAATTACCAACTACTCTATCAATTGCGCCCTTATCGTTAAAATCTGTCGGAATCGCATTAATTTGAAAAGTATCGGTATTTATTAAAACAACATCCGACACTTTAAATTTCCAATCAATTTGTCTGTAATCCTGTGATTGAGCAAATGATATTATAAAAAAAAATAGTATTGTTAATAATTTTTTCATTCTCCAAATATTACATGAATATTTATATCTGCTGAAATAGTGGCTAAACTCTGGACTAACACCGCATCATTGCTTGCATTTAATCCACTATACGCAGCGGTGTTTAATAATTTCTGAAACGTTAATGCTGGTGTCTTCGCCCAAACTGTAATCTCTCCTATGAATCTGCCGAGGTCGTGCGTTATTATTAAATCCAATCCCGAAGCCGTTAACACCCATCCCGAAGGTACTGAAATTGCAGCGTCAATTCTATCCTGAACTGTACCTCCCGCTCCGAGTGTTATTTTAAAAGAAGTTGTTAATGCTGCATTTATCAAAGCATACCTATCATCTAAATTAACAGTAAAATCTAAATCAACACCTTTGTAAAAATCAAGATTTCCGGTTGCTATGTCAAACTCTACTGAATCCCATCCACTCGCCCCACTTGCTGAATAAGCTAAATAAATACCATCCGACCACGTACTGCCAAAGTCAGCCGAAAACCTCATATAAAGGTCGCCTGAAGCCCACCCGTAATGCCATATTGAATTATCATCACTAAATTCTAAATCAAATCCAAGTCTGTTTAAATAAGTGATAATCTCATTTAATGTTGTTCTTGCACTTAGTCCTGAATCTCCGTTGTCTATTTCTGTAAATGCCATATCTTTATTTTTTAATTATCTTTCCAAAGTTCTGAATCTATCCAAATATTATTATCTATCCATGCCCCTGTTATTAATATCCAATCAGCACTTTCATAAGCTCCTATTTCGTGAAAGATACCATTAAATACTGAGTTCCTTAAATTATAAGAACCACCTTTGCAATAATATTTTTTAACATTTACATTATAATCTACAATCGTATTGTTAAAATATATAGAGTCTGTTAAAATACTTCCACGCAATACCCATTTAGATTGAGAAAAGTAATTAGTATATTCATCCCATACCAACCCAGACAAATATGTTGTGGCACTCACCCCACGCTGCGACCATTCTCTTGCTGTCGGAATAAGGGGAGGTAAAAAACTGCGATATAACCCATTCCACGAAAAAGCCGGAGAGTTTGGTAATGATGAAAATTCCCCGAACTTAAATTCAGTTTCAAATTGAGGAATGTATGTCATATTAAAATTAACGCCCGTGTTATAAGGAATAGGAGGAGTTAATTTTAAAAATAAATAGTCATCATATATTCCAAATAATTTATTATAAATTTCTCCTGAACATTTTGATATATACCAGTCGCTCAGTGTTCCTGTCCCTGATGTCTGATAAGGAGCGTTTATGTTTATCGTTAAATCTCCATCAAAAGGAAGTGATATATTTGTTATTTCAACAGTTTTAAATTCTATGTCTTTTGTGTCTTTTATTTCTATATTTTCCAGTAGTATATATGTATTTGATGCTTGCCAAATACCATCTGCATCGAGCCAATACGTATCAACTCCATCTGATATTTTAATGGATATTCTTTGGTCTGCTAATACGTCACCGCCCGTTTTTGCTATTCCTACCTTCAAAGACAAACTCATTCTTAAATTATCAGAACCCAAAGAAGCATCATAAGTGAAATTATCAACCTTTTGAAATATATATTTTGCTGTTGGATTTGAGTAAGTGTTAAAATCTGTACTATGTTGCATCATTTTATTATCAATAACACCAATATCAACATCCATCCCATAAGTTGAACTCCACCCATTTGCTATTTTTCCAGTACCTGATACTACAAAATCATCAAATTCAGGAGTTTCAAATATAAATCTCCTATCCATTAAATGTCTAAAGCGCATCGCATTAACTCCCGGATTAATACTTAATTCGTGAGATTGTCCTGTGAGTTTATTTAATTGTGATAGTCCTATTAATTTTAATGGATTTTCAGTTGATGCAACTATCGGACTCATATTGACAAAATCAAACGTGCGTAATTTGAGTTCATCCTTTTGTTCCATTATTCGTACCATCCTCCACTCTCCATTTACCTGCTGTATTTCTGCCCCTAATCCTGTGCATATATCAGCAAGTATGTCATAATACGTCATTCCTAAATACTTCTTAGTAGGAAATGCACACTGATTCAAAGGAGTGTCATCTAATTCGGTAGTCATATAACTATCATAAACATTAACAGCTTCGGTAAATTTTAAATCCAAATCTGTTTTAGATAATATACTACCATATAATAAAACTAACGGACTGACAGCATCGTAATCTGTATTCCAAATATAAGTTTTAAGTTCTCCTAATCCATCATTAGCAGAAATGGTTACAAAGTAAGGTGCTGAGATATATGATTCATTGTATTGATTAGGAACTAACCATCCTACCCAAATAATATTACTGTCTTTAGTTACTGTTACCTTGCAATCTCTTTTACCTGTTACATATAAATCTATTAACGCAAAATCAGTTATTGATAATAAATCTATACTAAATTCAGAACCCCTTACGGGTTTAAATAAATTCCATTGTTCTTCTGTTTGGCTTATTTCGCCTGAATCTTCTTTTGATTTTAATTCGGTAGCATCTCCTGAGTAATCTATAAAATCAAGATTCACTCTAATTAATAAATCAAAGTGATTTTTAAATTCTATATAATATTTAGTTCCATAGCTCATCCTATTGTTCCCTGTCTCATTAATGTTCGTGATTGCTGTAATAACATATCAGTTCCTTTTAATACTGGTACTGTCTGCCCTTGCTCATATCTATTATTATCATTAACACTCCAAACTCCAAATCCAGCCGGAGGATTTGAGCCTCCTGATGCACCACCACCAACACCACTGCCCGGGCCTCTGCTTGCTAATCCACTTATCGCCCCTCCTATGGCTACCAATGCTATACCTGCTGCTATTGCTGCAACCGGATTTGTAAATGCCTTTTTAAAAGCCGTCATTCCTATTCCGTATGCGATTAACATTTTACCCATTTGTCCAAGAAAATTACCTACTGTGTCTAATATGACACTAAAAAACTCTTGAAAGCCAATATCACCAACTGCCAACCGTCCTATCCCTTCTGCAAAAGTAGCTATCATATCTTCGACCCCAAATTCAACCATATCATTCATATCGTTCCAAAACATACCCCATTGTTCTGTTATTGGGTCCAATCCTGTAACAAGTGATTCTAAAGAACTAAGCGTTAATTGAATTGTATCATCGTTTACAAATGGAGCGTCAAAGTCAGCATCTTGAAATTCAACAGGAGTTAATTCAGTCCCTGATAAAGATTTTGCTCTTGCTGTCCTTAATGTAGTAAGCGATTTGATTAGTTTTTCATTTGCTGCAATTTGAATGTTTACTAATTCAGTCGCGTCCCCTTGTTTTATATTGTATGAATTTAATGACTCTTTTAATACATCGGTTTCGGCTCTTAATTCACCAATGGTTTTAATATGATTTTCCTTTTCAAAAACTAAATCCTGTTCAGCTGCTATTTGATTTCTGGCGACATTAGTATCAATATCGTTTTGTTCTCTTACTAATCTTGCTGTTTCATCTGCTTGTGCTTTTAATGCTTCTGATATTGCTATCTGCACTCCTAATTGACCAGATGATAGTCCTATTAACTTTTGCCAAAATGATAATTGGTCAGATGTTAAAAGTTTCATAGTCCCCTGCAATACTGTTAATGAAGCACTAACCGTATTCATTACAACACCACTTTCTGAAATAGCAACTTTTACATCGTCCCATTGAGCCGCTAAATTAGCAACCTTTATTGCGTTAGTGTCAATTATCTTACCAGATTCCTCCATCGAATCGGCAGCAATCTCACCAACAGCTTTTGCTATATCCGCAACTTTAGCAGACTCAAACCCAACACCCTTCAATTTTTCCCTTAATTGAATTGCTGAAATACCTAAATTATCTAAAATTAATGGAGACTTCCGCCCGATACCAGTAACAATAGAGTTAACTAAAAAATCAACCGATTCGCCTGTTTCCTGCGCTCGCTTTGTCGCAAATTCAAAAAGACTTGCTAACTGTTCTATTGGTAATCCTAAGTTTTTGGCAGAAACAGCACGTTTCATTAACTCTAATTCGGAAACAGTGCCAGCAGTCGCCTTTTGTAAGTCCTCCATTGTTCCCTCTGGTGCAACACGCTCAAAAGCATTTCTAACACCCTCAGCAATACCACCAAGCATTACCAATTCTTTGCCAAAATTAATAATAGCACCAACAGCAAAAGCCCCGGCAATAAGCCCACCAATTTTTGAAACACCTTTCCCAAAAGTATTAGTTTTCTTTTGCGCCTTATCAATACCTCTATTAAATTCGGTACTCTTTAATCCAAGTTTTACAAATAAATCAGCGAGTTTAGCCATTGTTTGCTATTTTTTCAAATAATTTCAACTTCTCATCTATATCCATCACATTGGTATAATCAATATCTAACTTCCAAAGTTCCTGCGGTGTCTTTGCTGAAGTTCCTTTTCCCCTGTTGATGTTGTGCATTAAAGCATATAGATTGCGATGATTAGCACTGTTTAAATCCCTTCTTACAACAAAGCCCCGTATCATTGCCATTAATTCACCATTTGTCAAAGTCCAAAACGTTTCAGGCAATAACTGTAACTCCCCTAAAGCCATATTGTAAACTTCGCTAAACGTTAATGCTTTTTCGCTTTTTTTTTACCAGGCAAACGCTTATATCCAAGTTGCTCAGAATCCTGCCAACACTTAACGATTGAATCCATTGTACTTTTATCCGCTTCAGTTAAAGCACTTAGCAATCCTTTCTTTGAAAAATTATCTTTTAATCTTAACCCTTCCCGGTAGCTTTGCGCCCCTGCAAATAATGTTTCCAACACAACAACTCCTTTAGGTGTATTTTTAAGCCACTCGGAATGATTAGGTAAATCAATTTTATTATTCTCTAAAATGTTGAACATAGCTCGCTGGTTAAAAGAAAAACCTATTTCCTTTTTAATCCAAAAAGCTATAAATCCAAACTTTACAGGATAAGATAATTTTACTTTTATCGTTCCGTTACGCATTAACTATTGGTTGTTACTGTTGTTGCTCCGTCAAATGTTAAATCGCAACTGAAAGTCAATTTGTCATTGTCCGGGCCATCGAAACTAACATTGCTTATCAATGCTGTTCCTGTAATAATCCAAGCTCCTGATTCTAAATCACCAGCGGAATCATATTCGGAAATAGTAACAGCTACTTTCGTTCCTGCTACTTCTGCCGCTTGTGCCGCTTTCCAGTTATACGCTGATTCGCTCGAATCTGTTGTTCCTATCGAACTAACTGAAACATTCTCAGCCAAACGCCCGTACTCAAAATTACTTGCTCTGCCCGATGCTTTCGAGCTAATGTCAATAAGATTTACAACCGAGTTTATAGAAGTACTTAACTCCCCAACCATTAATTTAGTCGCAATCTTAATCTTTACTAACGTTCCTACTTTTGTACTCATTTTATTTAATTTTTATGATGCTACTGTTACTGTTATTGTCCAATCTTGCTCAGTTGAGCCGTCTGCCGCTGTTATTGTATAAACAACAGGACTCGTAAAGTCGTTTGCTGTTGTTCCTGATACCTGAACATCGTCCGATACATCAACGACACTTAATCCAGAACCTATAAACGATGCTACTAATGCTGTTACATTTGTGCCGTTTTCAACTTCTATTGCTACCGTGTGCGCCCCTGTGTCGATAGTTGCTGGCCCTGTTTGTTCACTCATTGAGTAACCCAAAAAGTCAGTTGCCGGATTTGTTTCAACCCTACTCGCTCCATCGAACGTTAAATCCATCGAGAAAGTTAACTTGTCGTTATCTGGCCCGTCAAAATTAACATTGCCGATTAAGCAAGTTCCCGAAACTATAATTGCACCCGACACAACTGCACCAGCAGCATTATACTCAGTAAAAGCGGCCTCTACTTTCGTTCCTGCCACTTGTGCCGCCTGAGCCGCTTTCCAATTATAAGTTCCGATGGTTGCGTTTGTCGATGCAATAGATGTAATGTTTAACGTTTCCGCTACTCTGCCATATTCAAAGTTACTTGCCCTACCGGAAGCCTTTGAACTGACCTCAATAAGATTAGCAACAGAAGCCATACTCAGCGAACTTTCTCCGACCATGAATATTGTACCAATCTTGATTTTTACTAATGTACCTACTTTTGTTGCCATAATTTAATTATTATCTTCGATTAAAAAATTAATTCTTATTATTGTGGTGTCAACTACCTGACTATCCATTAAGTCCTCTGTCTCGTCTGTGTCGATTAATGTTGCTTCCATTATTGCGAAGTTTCCTGTTAATGCAAACGGAACATTGTTATTTATTATCTGCTTTATCTTATCAACCGCTGTCCACATAGTTGATAAGTCGGTTAAATCTTTATATACAAGTTGAACGGATAAATCATATTCATACATAAACTGATTCTTTGGCCCGTTCTCAATATCGGTTATATCAGTAATATAAATAAAAGGATAGCTGATTGGGTTCGATGCGTCCCCTTGCGGAATCTTTGTGTAAGGTGTTAACCCTGTCGATTTCGCTGCTATCGCTGTTATTAATGCCGTTACTAATTGTGTTCTTACATCTCTCATTTAATCTTCTTATTTGCCCGTTCTGGTATCTGTCTAAAACGTTTATTTACATCAACTGTCTTTGCTGCATATTCAATAAACGAATCCATGTTCTCAATAAACTTTGCATAAATTACATTCGTTCCAAACGCCCCTTCATGCTTTTTTAAGTTAACTCCTAAAAATCTTAATCCTGTTCCTCCAGCGAAACTATAAACTCTTTTATTAGTTGCTCTTTTTGCGTGTTTCTGTTTTGGTGTTTTAACAAATAAAGAGTTTCTTAACCTCGATGTAATTATATGTTTATCCTTTTTAATTTTCCTTTGTGCAATTAATTTCATATCAAATAAAATAGCAACGATAGCCCTGTACGTCTCTTCTGGATAGTGTTTTTCCATTAATCCGAAACGCTTGTCTAGATTCTTATGACTTATCGGGTCTAATTTAATTGTTACACTCATTTAATTTGTCCTTTCGCTTGCTAATACTTTTACAACTCTTTTATTTTCGTCAATCTCTAAAATACTTGATACACTAAATGTTCTGCTTTCGTAAGTCAATGTAACCGCCTGTGTAATATTTGTTCCCTGTTCGTATCTAAATGTAAATTCATACGCTGCCTGCCCTAATTGCAGCCCGTTTAATAATACCTTACTTTGGCTCAATGGTGTCGCACTACACCATGTCGTAGTGTTCGTTGCTGCGCCCTTTGTGCTACCACCTGTTGCTGTTGGTGTACTCGCTGCATACGTTGTATATATAATCCTTCTATTTAGTTTACCAATTTCCATTAATACACTTTAAACTGTTGTAAATAGTTATAAAAATTATCGGTTAATTTTACCAAACCACCCTCGAAAGTATTACCCCTCTTTTCGTATGATTCAGCGATGCACTTCAACATCGCTAATTTAACACCTGCCGGACAATTTGCTAAAGTTGTATATTTCACATACAACCCATTATCAGTACCATCTATTGCTGTAACTCCGTTTACTTTGATTAAAAATTGAGTTAATCCGGATTTCACAAAATCAGCCGTTGCCGTTCCGTTTACTTTTACTTCTACAATTGCATTATGATTCGGATATGGTAATTTCACCCAATTTAAAATAATATCAATATCTTCCTCGAAATATTCAATTGTTTTATCAATCAAAGCCAATCCGCTCGCTTCCTCTGCGATTTCCCGAACCTGAGTAATCAGCGAACCAATCAATGTATCTTCATCGCTAAAGTCAACCTTCAACCAGCTTTTAACTTCGGCTGCTGTAATTGGCTCTGTACTTCCTACATTTGAATATTTGATTTGCATTACTTCATATCTTTATTGCCTATAAAATCCTGTGCTTTGTTCTTCGGACTTGTCTCAATAGCCTTGTTTTTTGGCTTTTTTGAAATAGACTTAGTTGCATATCCATTCTCTAATAGATACTTTTCATATTTTGCTGGAATATCAGTGTAGATTTTTCCTGTTCGATATTTCCCGGCTCTCTTTACCATCATTACTTTTGCCATAACTTTTATTTTAAATTAAATTAAATTGTGCCTACGGTGGGAATCGAACCCACCGTTTCACCATATAGGCTTACTTATAAACGTATGTAATGTTTATTTTAGTCGTATCTCCGGTATCACCAACCCCTGCAACTCTATAATATTTGAATGCCGGGTCTATAATCCAGTTAGCAACTAATCCATTCGTTATAGTTAATTGGTTCAGGTCTGCACCTGTCAAACTCGCAACAGGACTTGCAGTAATTACACCTCCACCAACTCCGTTAACAAACACATAGCTTGTCCCGTCATTAGAACCATATAAAGCCACCGTTCCGTCTGAAGTACCTCCTAATTGAGTGCATAGTGCTGTAATACATAAAGTATTGTATGAACCGTTTATAGTCGTTCCGATTTGGAAATTAACGGTTTCAGCACCTTGTAATGTATCTACTGTTACGGTGTGCAAACTCCCTCTTTGAGCCATTGAAGCCATAGCGAACAATGAAACAAGTAAAACTAAAAATAACTTTTTCATAATTTCTAAGGATTAGTTATTTCAGTGATTGCAGCAGTAAACGTATCAGTAACAAACGCTAATTTCTTAGCAGTTGGTATAACCAGCACACCTCTTGAATAAAGAGTAATAGTTTTCAATTGAGCAACGGCATCGGTTTCGTTCTGTTCCCAGATACGAAGTTCCATGTCTTTACGTGTCCAATATTTAGCCTGTTGGAAATCCCCTACAAGGAAAGTACCTTTTGTTTGTCCCGAATTAGAGATAATTGGTACACCATCAACCTGCGGATTGCTTTGAGTATAAATCGGAATGTAATAGTCACCGTCAGCATTTCTCTCCAATTTCATATCGCGCAAATCGGAAGGGTGCAATACAATAAAGTTTGCGCTAAAATTAGCAATGTCAATCTGATTGACAGCAAACATCAAAGCATCGTAGCGTGTAGCGGTCTGTCCTAATGGAACTTTATCACCACCTGCTGCAAATGCAGTAGCGGCTGTTTGTACTCCATCAAATCCTTCATCACCGCCGGAAGTCCCTGAAAGTAATGCAGCGTCTAATTTCAACATTTGCAAGGTTACAAGCTCGGTTTGAATCTCACTCATAATCCATTCAATATCATCAAGTGCGTTGTTACTTATTTTCAAGAAACTTGAAAGGTTCTGCATAGCAACAGACTGAGTTGTATAACCCAATACAGTTTGAGACGATGGAGCAACGCCCTCATCAACCCATTCCGAGTTGTCGGTTCTGGTTTTGCGCTCTACATAATAAAGAGTCAATGAACTGGCAATACCACGGGCCACAATGTCAATCATAAATGTTTGACGGTCTGGTGCTTTAACCAATGATGGGTCTCTTTGAGGCCACGGTATCAATGAACCGGTAGTTACTGAAGCAGTTGCAGTCTCCAAGAAAGACTTAACACTTATCATTAACTCTTTTTTGTGGGATGCCTTAACGCCTTTGATGTTTTCAATCTCAGCATTTAACTGCTTTCTTAAATCTTCTACGAATGTCACAACAGTTTCTTTTTTGTTGATTTTCGCGTTTTTTTGTTCCGTTGCAATGTCATCTAATTGCTTTTGCATAACGCCCATTGTGCCGTTTGCTTCATCTAAACTCTTTTGAAGTTCAGCCTTTTCTTTGCCACTGGCTTCTGACATAGCATCGACAATCTTCTGAATGTCTCCTTTATGTTCTACCAAAGCGGCTTTTAATTCTTTTTCTTCCACTTTTTATGAATTTAAAATTAATAATATATCTGTTTTAGTTAGCGGCGCATTTTTCAGGTCAGGTGCATGTTTGCGGCGTGACTCGTCAATGAGTGCTGTTATATGATTCTTTAAATTTTCTAAATTTTCTAACTTAGCATCTGTAAATTTACAGTTCAATAAATTAGTATAAAATATTTCCTCTTTTACAAGCTCTTCAAAATCCATGTCATTAATGGATTTAATGTCTTGTGTTAAAGCATCTGGATGAGCGGCACGTTTTGTTAAACTCGAAACCTCGTATAAGAATATTTCTTTTAAATGGTTAAACCCATCTTCGCTCTTTTGTTCCCTTACAGGTACATATCCGATTGAATGCCCCATGCTTTTACCAGCAGCGGCCATTGCTTTATATTGTTCAAATGTCTCTAATCCTAATTGTGTTTTTAACATCAACTGAGATTTTGACAAAAGACCTGTACTATCTTCTATTAATTCAACTAATACTCCCGGCATTAATGTAGAATCGTGATTCTTATAATGTTGTATTTCGTTAAAATTCTCAGTAATTGTTTTTGTGTATGCTCCGGGGTCTACAATATCCTTCACTCTATCAGGTGTATTGAATACAGATGAATGAAACACCACTACTCCCTTATCATCAATATCTTTAACTGCTGTTAAGCAACTTTTAAACATTGGACTCTTATTTTTTAATTTTTCTTTCATCTTATGACTTTTATCATGTTTTTATTCGATACTATTTTATATTTTTGTCTTATGATATTTAATAATACATCTTATTTATTTCTTTGCATTCATTCTACTTTTGAATCAGCAAATATTGTTAATATCATACTGAATAAGAAAAAGACAATCCTTGTTAAAGTAAATGGCATGTACCAACCTGAATGCATAAACAATAAGCAAAGAATTGACTATCTTATCAATCAACCTTATTTCAATAATTAAAGAACGTATTATGGAACTTATATTGCAAATATGTCTCTGTTTCTTTCTGGTCTGTATGGCTATTGCACTTATTGTTCTTGCAATAAAAGCATGTGACCTTTAAATAACTTCGTACAACGTTGTACATCTACAATTAATAACCTCTGCCGCCACTCCCTGTGGGTCTCCTACAAATCTCATTACATTACCGTTTCCCATGTCAAATAGTGCATCTTTCGCAATCCCTTTAGGATAGTTTTCTTCTGCAAATATATGACTATCTCTAATATTTTTTAAACCGGATGTACTCCAAAACTTTCTATATTGTAATCCGGTACTTTCAATCCCGTATTGGCTCGCCTGATTACTTGCTGTTATCATTTCCGTTTGTGCAATCATCTTTGCCCTGCTCCTGCCAATGTCCCCTAAACTATCAGTTAAAAACTCACGTATCAACCTGGCTGTCTTGTCTATTCCCAATCCCTCTTCTGATGCCTGAGTTATCGCACTTTCAATTGCACCCCTTATAAATGTCTCAGTCGTTGCCGTTATGCTTACTACCCGCGAACCTGCCTGTGTTAATCCATATCTCCGTAACTGGTCAGTAAATAAATCATCCCATCGCTCATCTTCTGTCGCCTTTTGTAATTTGGCATCGCTCCTGTACATAATTCCTATATCTGAAAACATAGGATAGTAATTTAGGAAAAACTCCATTATAGGTGTTTTAGTAACTACCCTACCGACAGAACCAAGTAACTGCTCCGGTGAATATATTCCCACTAAATCAAAGACCGCTTTATATTGTTGTTTGATAGCGTTAAGCGCCATCTTTTGCCCTCTGCTTTCTATTCTGTTTCGTTGTCTTATTACAGACCTTTCAAATTTCTTTTTTCTTCGTGCCATATAAAAATTTAAACACTTCATCCGTAATGTAAGCCAAATAAATAGAAAACCACTGCGGACTTAATATTGCCAAAATTAGTAAAACTATTGATGATATTGAAATCAATATTAAAAGTGCTATTCTGTTAATTAACCACATATCCATCCTTTTCCATTTCTTTTATTATCTCATCGGTATTTAGTTTTATTTTTTCTCTTATTTGACACAATCCGTGAGTAAATTCAATACATTTCTTATGTCCAAATATATTACCCTTAATTTTTGGACTCTCACAGTTGGTACTTTTCTTCGGGTTGTATTTACAACGAACCCTAATCGCCGTAATCGCCATAATTCTTATTCTCTAAATTAGTATCCAAATTCAGTTCATTCAAAAGTACTTCATTTTGTGCAAATATAGGCTCATCCATTTGTGTGTCTTCAATCCTATCTTTGCCTGTTGCTTCCAATATCTGATTTGCTGACCAATGCGCTCTAATCATCCATTCAACTTTTTCTTTTATACCTTCTTGTAATTCCTCAATTTTACTATAATCCATTGCATAAAAGAACCCCGCCTTTTTATACTCCTCAACAGGTGTAATTATAAATTGGGTTAAATCATTTGAGAACTTATCATTGAAAGGTATTAGTGCGTCAGTCCATGCCGCTTTTCTTGCTGATGTTACGTTGTTATAAGTTGAGCCGGCCGGGTCGTTAAATAATGCTGCTGAAAATTGATAAACGTTACATAGTATCCTTCGGCCTTCTCTTGTTGATTCTAATATGTTCAAATCAGAAATACTAACACCTAACTTAATAGCTCCGAATTTATCCTTCATAACAAGACCAGAACCCTGTTTACCTCTGCTTGCTAAACTGTTTAATTCTTTTTCTAATGCTACCTTTTGCGGGTCGGTGATATTATTCCACGTTTCAGCACCATCCCTATATAATAGATATGCTGGCCCTTGATTCTCAAATTGTTTAGCCTGTGTCTTTTCAGCTTCGTTTTGCTTTGCTAATACGTTTGCAGCCGCTTGTAATGGACTTTGACCATATAACGAAGGTGTTGTATAAAAAAACGGATTGAAGTACTTAGAATGATATATCTCGTCAGGATTAAATGCTGTGTTTGAATTTTCTAACTTATAGTTAATTTCAGGTGTTATTATTGCATGATTGTCACTGAACACCTCTACATCATTTGCAGGCAGTGTATATATCTGTGTTGTTTTTCCGGCATTCATTCCAGACTCTAAAACTGGCTTATACCAGAATGAATTACCTATTGATAGGAGATAAATTGCGTAAGCCTCACGAAATTCATCCATAGATTGAGTAGGATTAACCATTGTCAAAAACTCATTCAGTGGATGACCATTAACATCAACTATCTTCCCGGAAGCATCTTTCTGCTTTAATACCAATTTGGCCTGTGTTGACATCGTTACATAACGCCTAATTATCGAATAAACATCCGCATTTCCCTGATAACCAAATTTTATATACTCGTCTGCATTGTCTTGAATGTCGTTAACATGACCACCCCTTATCAAGCTGCTACGAATAGCGTTCAATAGCTTATCGTCTATAACTTCATTTCCTTTGAAAAATTTTGTAAACCAATTAGCCATAACTTATAAATAAAGATTCATCTTTTACCTCATTCCTTAATCCTAATGAAAACGCATATCTCAAAGCATCAATTCCATGATTAAACATATCAACAGGCTTATTTATGAAATTACCATCTCTGTCTTTTTTCCATTTATAGTGCCTGTATTCTGTCTTTATGTTAGAACTTCTCCGTGTGAATAAAACAGAATGACGTTTTAAGTAGTCAATTCCTTCCATTATGCTACCGGGACGCTTATCTGCCGGAAGTGCATTTATTCCGAGTAACTTTAACTCCTGAATGCTTTTAGGCTCTGCACTGTCGCAAATTACAATTTGTCCGTTATACCCGCTATTCTTTAACATTTTGGCAATATCTGCATTAGTTAACTCGATTTGGTATAGAATTTCATCTACAAAGATACTATTTTTTTCTTTAGCAACCTTTATTATCGCTGTCGGGTCGTTTGAGAACCCAAAATCTAATCCATACCAGTAGTCTATATTTGGAAATTCATCTATCTCCTCCCAATTCTTAAACACCTTCCCGGCAAACAGATTACCAACTATTCCCAATCCATAAACCTTAAACCATTCGGGGTCTGAGTTAATGTATGATTCTATTTCATCTATTGCCGCCTGTGGACACGCCTCGTTGTCTTTATAAGTAACTATCTCGAATGAAGTATCTTTATTTCCTTTATACTTTGTGTGGGCCCAAAATTCAGCAACCGGGTTAAAATCAATATAAACAACCTCGCGGGTTCTCATTATTAACTGCCTGGCGGTTTCCCATTTAATCCGGTCTGCTTCGTTTATAAACAATCCGTCCCGTCTGCCTCCCCTTGCTTTCGTTTCATCGTCTAATCCAAAGAACTCAAACGTCCAGTTGTTTATATGAACCTCTAATGGGACTTTCGTTTTAGTGTGGGGTATATCTTCAAGAATATTGATAAAGTCTCGGTATGCCCCTTTCGTAACGTTTGGGTGGGTATCTGTTACTATTGACCAGAGCTTAGTTTGATTTGATTCTAACGCCTGAAGTATTATTTTTTGAAGTATTGAATAAGTTTTTGAAGCTGAAGATGAACCCTGAATGATTCTTATTCTACCACCCATTGATGAAATAATGTTAAATGATTTTGTTAGTATCATTTTTTTATTTTTTCATTTAATTGCTTTTGAGTGAGTGTTGTTATTATTGTGTGTGGTGTCATAGTGCCTTCAGGACTTTCAAGATTCAATCTATCACCGTACTTCTTAGGCTGCATTTTGGCTGCAACCCATTTGCGAGAATCTATTTTCAATCTCCGGTGCTGGGTCATGTCACCTTTTTTCTCCTTAGTTCTACCGTGGTCGTCTGTCTCTATAACCGTTCCCTCTTCTGTATTATCAGCTATCTCAATTATTTCCTCAAACAGTATGTCAGACCTAACTATACGCGCGTAGTTGTAAAGGGTTTGTAGTCCTTCTTCTTTTGAAATCCACTTATAAAATGATACTAGCGATATATCAGAATCCTTTACAGCTTCATTAAAAGATATTTTATCTTCAATTACCTTATCGCAAATTAAAGTGATTATATTTTCTTTCTCGCTATTTGTGTATGTTGCCATTACAAATAATTTAAAAAGTACCAACCTATTTCAATCGCTGCTAAAATTAGCACAAATATTATGATTAAATTAATTGGCTGTTTTTGTTGTTTCATTTCATTTCCTTCAGGAAGTGATTAATATAAATCGGTTGTCCTAATATGTCTACTCCTATATAATAAGTTATTTTCATTTGTACAAAGTTAATCATTTTTTTTATAATGATACATCTCGGTCAAAATCAATACTAAACGGATGTATTTTCGTAATATCACCAGCGGCATTTGTTATCATTCCCCCGAATGTCCATCTGCCTGTTACTGCCACCGCATCATCTATTCGATATGTGATTATATTTGTTGTTGTGTTTACATCTGTTGGTGTTACATCGTTGGTTATCACATCGGCTGGAGTTTTATACCACAATACAACAGTTGAACCTTCTAATTCTTCTTCTGCTTGCATTTTTACATCAAAGTCTTGTCCTTCTATTGGATTGCTCATAATTCTATATTTTTAATTGTTTCTGATACTGTTACAATATTTATTTCCGTTTCTCTAATTGTAGAAACATCTTTTGTTATTTCCCTGACTGTTTTAGTATCATACGTTGCTTCTCTGTTTGTCGTTACGTCTTGAATTGATTCCCTTATCGTTGAAACGTCTATTGTTATTGATTTTACATATTGTTCCCCGATAACCGGCGCAAATCCTGTAATTATTAATTCCCCTAATGATGGTGTTACATTTTTAACGTCTGTTGCAAATACAGTTGGCTCGAATCCATTAATAGTTAATTCACCTAATCCTGCTAAAATATTTTTATTCTCTGTTGCGACTATTACGGGTGCAAATCCTTCAATAGTTATTTCTCCTAATAAAGGTGTTACATTTACGCCTGCAAATACAGTAATAATAGGTGCAAATCCTATTATGGATAATTCTCCTAAATCAGGCAATATCTCTTTGTTATTAGTAACTAAAACAGTTGGTTCAAACCCTGTTATTGAAATAATCCCTACATCTGGAAATACATTTTTACCGTCACCCGTTAAAATAGTTGGTTCGAAGCCTATAATTGATAATTCACCTAACCCGGCAAATACTTCTTTATGGTCTGTTGTTGAAACGGTAGGTTCAATACCTATTATAGTCAATTCACCAACGTTGGGAGATAAGTTTTTATTATCAGTTGCAATCACAGTTGGTGCAAATCCTGTTAATAACATAACACCAACATCGGGATTTACATTTTTATTGCTTGCTATTGAAACAGTCGGCTCAAATCCTGTAATAGATAACTCACCTAAGTTTGGAGTTGCATTTTTCGGGTTAGTGGCAAAGACTGTTGGGACAAATCCTTCAATTGCCAATTCCCCTGTTAGTGGATAGACGAATGTATTGTTTGAAACTGCTACGGTCGGTTCAAAACCATTAATGGTTAACACCCCTACGTCTGGATTAACTTCTACATTATTTGAAACTTCAACCGTTGGTGCAAAACCTTCTATTGTTAACGCTCCAACATCGGGTGTAATATCTATTGCATTACTCGCAAATACGGTTGCAGCAAATCCGACAATAGCTAATACTCCTGTTAATGGATTAACTTCTATTGGTGTTGCCGGGTCTGTCCAATCAAATTGGATGTAACCACCAGCACCATCAAGTCCATCGTTTTGTCTGGTACTACTTCCACCACCACCGCCATAAATAGAACCAGCCGTACCAGAACCGTTTCTTTCGGCTGTTCCATCACCGCCAGTTCCAGTTGAAGGATTATTTGTCCCTCCCGTTCCTCCTGTTATTCCCGAAGCATTACCTCCTGCACCACCTGAACCTGCACCACCGCCGCCACCGCCTGCTAAGGTATCAGCGACACCATCAGCACCATCTCCACCGTTAAAATTTGTTGAATTTCCTGTTCCAAATGTCCCACCTACACCACCTGTACCACCACCGCCATTTACATAATTACCTTTTACACCACCTTTTGCAAATACTAATGTAACATCAATGGTTGAATTTCCGCCATTAGTTGCATTGTCGCCAGATGTTCCGGCAGCACCTAAAGCACCAACAACATAATCATAAGAAGTAGTAGGACTTGCTATTGTATGTCTGCGATATTCACCCCCACCGCCGCCACCGTTACCATCATAATTAGCACCACCACCAATAGCACCACCGCCGCCTGCTCCAATACATTGAATTATTAAATCGGTAGCACCAGCGGGAATTGCTTGCGCTCCCGAACCTGATGTTAATATGGACTGTCCCATTTAAGACAAATTTTAATTGCTGTCTGCCCCACTAATAGTGTACATTCCTGCTGCATTCTGCGTAATAGTGAATGTATTCCCATCTGTTGCTGTAACATCTGCATCCGCAGTGTCTAACTTACATACCGCAACCGCAATATTTGATGCGTGTGTTCCATCAATTATAACAGCATATCTGCCCGTAATATCGCCGGCGTTAGCTGTCCATACAGGATTGTCACCATCAATCTTGATAGTCCCTGTTGTGTTTCCTGATGTTACTGCGAGTACTTTACCCCCTGCCGAACCATCTGCCTGAACATAACCAAAATTAGTTGCTACCTGATTTGTTAAAGTAGATAAATTCTTTGTCCCGGTAAGGTCATCACAATTTGACGTACTTAGATATAATGCAATTTCAAAAGCATCATTTGCGTGGTCAATATCTCCATTTGCCATAGCTAATTTAGCTTCCTCATAAACTTTCCATTTTCCTGCTGCTGCCATAATAATTTATTTTAGGTAAAATACAAAGTTACACATTTTAAAATAATAAACAAAGCCGCCTCCCTTGAAACGGCTTTGCAATCAATTAACCTAAAAACAAACACTAAAATACAAAGTTAGTCATTTTTTCTTAATATGTTTTTTCTTTCAACTTTCTCATATCTGACAATACGTTTTCTTTGCGGAGTTATCATGGTTAATACTTCTGTTTGGTCTTTAATTGGTGTTTTCATTTTATTTAGTTTTAAGTATTCATATATTTGTTAACGTTCATTGTCGCCAAATTTAAAACAAATATTCTTTAAATATAAATTCAACCATATCATCGCAATTTGCAAGTGATAGGTTTAATTCATCGTTGTATTTCAAATATATACCCGCCGATACTTCAACCATTAAGGTAGGCAACAAACCGCTAATATTTTTCAAATTTAAGCTACTCGTTCTCGTATCAGCCTTTAGCCACCACTCAGGATATTCTTCACTTACTCTATCGCTTCTACAACTCCACGCTTCTTTTGTTGTATTCCAATATAAATTACCTTCATTTGTATCATACCAGCCACCAACGTTTGGACAAGTTTCTTTACATTCTGTTTTTATTACATTTTCCATCACACTTTGTATTTGTTATTTTTGTTTCAATTTCATTTATAATTCTGTAAATGTAATCTCTATTTACTTGTAGCATCCCAATTTCCACACTCATAAGTCAATGGTTTAACTTTCACAATCATTATTTTTGCCAAAGCACGTCCTATATCTTCACAAGTCCATTTGTTTTTCAAATAAATTTCCCTGTGATTTTCGTACTCTTTTACACTTTCAGATATTACTTCGGTCAAGTATAATTCTCGTCTTGCTTCCTTTAGGTTGTCTTTTATAAATTTGATAATTTCTTTATTTTCCTCCATCGCTAACATTTTTTAATTTGTTTTGTTTTAGCTTACTTACAGCATCTTCGTATAAATCCAAAACAGGATTTAAATAAATAATAAATCCACCATAGAATAATATTTTAGTTATTATATCTGTTATTTCTTCAGATTCACTCATTGGTAGTTTATTCCATCCAAATATAGTGTTTTGAATTACATACATTATAAGTCCAAAAAAAATTAACGCTTTCCCAATTTTGATTCTTTTCATTTTATTTAGTTTTAAGTATTCATATATTTGTTACAAACAATGAAAATTATTATAGTTTTACGGGTTTGTCATCCCATGTAAGTACTTTACCTATAATATCTCTACATATTCGTTTGCTAACATTTGCGAACCTGCCATTATCATCAATATGTCTACTCCAGTAGCAAAATGCAGGGTTTTCATCTGTGTTTCGTACTGGTTTATTTACAAATAATGCTATCTTTCCATCTTTGTCTGCTGCTATAAATGCCATAATTTTTAAAGTTTTGTAACAAAAGCTAAATTTCAAAGCCTTTGTTCGTTTATAATTCTGTAAATGTAATCTCTATTTACTTAGGAAAATATGATTTTTATCAGGTTTTCTATTTTAATCATTCTTTGGTAATAGATTTTAGATTTTGAAGGTGTGATAAAATTAAGTTACCCCTACCCCTAAAGAATAACTTAATCTCACACCATTCTCAGTATAATGAGTTCCGAGTTTCGTTTTGGCTTTCAATTCGACATAAGTTGCAGAACGTCTTAATTGAAATTTAAGTGAATCACACATTCAATCTGTTCTAAGTCTTTTTATACTGAATCG